ATAATGTCTTTGTATGAGTTCAGCCAATACTTTTTTATCAAACTCTATGTTTTCTGTTTTAAGTATTTCACCCAGTCTTTCTAAAAATGCAGTAGCAGTTTTTACTTTTTGACCATTTGTAATACGAAAATCAATTACAGTACAACGACTATGTAAGGCAGGTATGATTTTGTTTTTAAAGTTACAAGTAAATATAAATCTACAGTTCTTATAAAACGTTTCAATAAAGTTTCTTAATGCAGGTTGAACACTATCAGCATTCATATAATCTGCCTCATCTATAATCACAACTTTATGACTTGCACCTTCATCTAGCGACACGGTAGACGCAAAGTTTTTGATTGTAGTTCTTAATGTATCAATGTGTCGGCCTTCATCTGAACCATTGATAATAATATAATCAGCACCTAGTTCTTCACATAAGGCACGAGCAACTGTTGTTTTGCCTGTACCAGCTGTGCCAGAAAGAAGAAGATTTGGTATTTCTTTTTGTTTAAGAAACTTAGAAAATGTATTTTTTAAATCTTCAGTTAAAATACAATCTTCAATTTTCTTTGGACGGTATTTTTCAACCCAAAGGAAATCTGACATTTAGACCTCCTTATTAAAATGTTGAGTCTGCTTCTAAAGCAATCCAATATTGTACTTTAACCTTTTTGTTTATGAAGTGAGCAATCTTTGCCTTTGATAAAGCAACATCATAATCGCCAGGAATAATTTTCATATTCTCAGCCTTAACATATGCAGTAAACTCTAAATCCGTTTCACCTATTGTAACTGATGATTCGTTTGAGTTGCTATTCTTTTTATCTAAAGCAACTAATTTAATTTTGCCTTTTTCACCTTTAAATGCAATATCAGGCAGACTTAAATTTGTATATAATTTTTTAACAGATTCATAATCACTATTGTTTAGTGTGAATGTAACTGTCTTATCTGGCATTGATATTTGTTTAGATGGATATCTTAATGTAGATTTATCAGCAAACGCATATCTAGCTGATAATGTTGTTTTTTCATCTTGTATTTTTAAATTAGCAGAACCATTAAACTTTAAAACTGGTTGTTGAAAAGAATCTACTGCTCTTAAAAATTCTGGCAAATCGTATATGCCAAATTCTGTTTCAAACTCTTCCTCAACGTCTGCCTTTGCCATAATGTTTTTCATAGTTGACATTGTACTTAATGTTTTACCAGGTGTAAACAAAATGTTAGCATTAATATCTGAGAAATTTCTCAATATACTAATTGTATTATCACTTATTTTCATATTATATTTTCTCCTTATCATTATTTAATAATAGTATAACATAATGAATTGCTTTTAACAAGTCTTTACGATTATAACCATTTTTTCTACCATACCTAGACAAATATTTAATTGCGTTGGCTTGGCAAAAATCACTTTTAATACCAATAGACTTTAATAAATCTAAAGTTTGAATACCATCTTTACCAGATGAGTAATGTTGACCATATGTAGATTTTATATAATCTAAAATCTCTTTACATATTTTATCTTCATTGTATTTCATAATATTATTATATCACAAACATATAGGTTAGTCAATGACCTATATTCTATTACCATTAGTAGTTGCTTGTAAAAATTTTAAAACATTTTCTGGTGAAGATTCGCCATATGGATCTTCAGATAAGTCATCTGCTTTTCCAGGTTCTTCAAACACTTTTTCTACTACACCATCATTGATAATAGCAGCATATCTCCAAGACCTGTCACCAAAACACTTATCTCTTTTTGAACACAACATTCCAACTTTTTCTGTAAACTCACCATTACCATCTGGTATGACTTTTATATTTTCTAGTTTTTGTTTATCTGCCCATGCGTTCATAACAAACGAATCATTTACTGACATACAATAAATTTCATCTATGCCATGTTCTTTAAAAACATTAGCAAGTTTTTCAAAGCCAGGTAGTTGTTGGTTTGAGCATGTTGGAGTAAAGGCACCAGGTAGTGAAAATAAGATTACTTTTTTGTCTTTAAAATAAGTATCTGTATTTGTATTTTGCCACTCACCTAGTGACCTTACTCTAAAATTTACTTGTGGTAATTTATCACCTTGTTTCATATTATATTCCTCATATTATTTAATTATATATTATACTCGATTCAATTCACAAAGTCAATACTCTATATTCCTTGTAAACGTGGATCTTTTGAAGTAATGTTTTTCTCTGCCTTTGGTCTAGCAATAGAGTCTTTACTTCTTTTTCTTAATTGAGCTTTTGTTGATTCTTCTCTACTCTTTTGAGTAAAAAGATTTTTCAAGTCCCATTTAAAATTCATAACACCCTCCTATAAAGTTAGGTGCGTTCCTTCGGCATATGCCTACTTCCGTCTTTTAAAAAGATGAACGATATAAAGTATTTATATCTGGTATGCGTTTAAAACATACCAGATATTGGTTTTATTATTTGATTGAGATAGTTCTAGGCTTTTTATGTTCTGGAACTATTCTCTCTAAAGACACCCTTAACAAGCCGTCTTTTAGTTCAGCGCCTTTAACTTCAACGTCTTCAGCGATTGTAAAAGATTTTTTAAAGTATCTTTTAGCGATACCTTTATGGATTACTTCTCCATCTTTAGTATCTTCCTTTTCGTCTTTTTTAGACTCAATAGATAAAACACCCTCCTCAAGGTCGATGTTTATATCTTTTTTATTATAACCAGCAAGTGCGATTTCAATATCGTACTTATTCTTATCCTGTTTTACTATATTGTAATAAGGAAAAGCTGTAGTTTGGATATGATCTAACTGATGATCAAACATTGATTCAAAATGTCTGAACGTGTCATCAAATCCTACGGTTAGTGGTCTTAATTGATTGAAAATAGATAATGCTTTATTAGTCATAATTAACCTCCTTGTTTAAGCAAAGTTATCTTTATATCGAATACCCATTTGGCATATTCAATATTATTTATATAAGAACGATTTGTAAAATGTCAACCCTTCTTATAAAATAAAATGGTAGTTTCGTTTTGTCACGGAGTTAAACTACCAAACGTCACCGTTTTTTATGGGTAGTTTTAGATTAAAATCAAGGCACTACCCTAACCTATCTATACCTCTACAAGGTCTTACGAATAGCCTTGTAGTAATAATATATATAATCATTCAACACAGACGGCATAGAATTCCTATATTTTCTTTACTTTTACGCCTTTTACCCAACGATATCCTAAAATTTCATCATTAGCTTTTTGTGCTTTTCTAATAATCTTAGATCGTTCTTTGGCCTTTTCACGTTTGATTTCAGACGGTTTCATAAAGTATTTTTTATCTCTTATCTGTTTGATAATACCTGCTTTTTGTACTTTCTTTTTAAGTACACGCAAAGCCTTTTCTAAATTGCCACCTCTTACTTCTACTGTAATTGACACTAACTATTTACCTCCCATCTCATTTTTTGGTTGTTTTTCCCATACAGGTGGTTTATCACCACCCACATCAAAGTCATGGTACGAACCTTTTTTATAAGTCTTATAATCAGGTCTTGGTGCTTTACCAGTTATACCTTTTTCAATATCTTCTTTTGTATAGGCAGGTTTCTTAGACCTATCTAAACTACCTACATTAGTAGGATAACCTGCTTTTAACTTTTGTATTTTGCCACCTTTTTCTAAAAACTTTTTCATTAATTTATCACGTTCTTCTTGTGACATTTTTGGTTTTATTTTTTCTAAACCACTGTTATCTTTAAAATTACTCATTATTCTCCTGTAAAAAGTTTAACTTGTGGGGCACAACCCCCACAAGCGGACTTACACTATGGATAGATTTTTGACTACTCAATAGGTTAGACATTTATGTCTCCGTCTTCGTCATCCTCACTATCATTGGAATTCTCTTGTAGAATTTCTGCCTCATCAGCCTTCTTCTTAGCGTCAAGGATTTCATCTACAGAAGCACCACTATCTACTTTACTGTATAGATCAACAAATGATGTTTTGGTATCATCATCAAATCTATTAGTACATACAGATATTGCCTTCATTTTATTTTTAAAGATGCCGTATGCCTCAGCGATATGTACAAGTCTTCTTGTACTTATAATCTCATCAACACCGCCATCTTTGTAGGTTTTTCTAATCACATCAGCCCACGTTACTAGATTGTGAGCAAACTTGTCATCAGACTTACCAGCAGATTTTAATTTTGTACTAACAATTTTTTCTTCAATCTTAGCACTTGGATATTCTTGTTCAAATGTAACAGGAAATCTCTCAAGGAATGCCTCGTTAAGAACATTAGTACCGATAAACTTACCGTCATCACTACCTTGACCTTTAGTGTTAGCAGTTGCAATCACATTGAAGCCAAGTTTAGGTTTAACAAACTTGTTTATCTTTTTAACATAGACACCTGAACCCTCAAGGATAGGTTGTAAACACATAATCTTATTACTTGCAAGGTCAATCTCATCAAGTAAAAGAACAGCGCCACGTTCCATGGCCTCAATTACAGGACCATTTTGCCATACGGTCTGACCATCTTTTAGTCTGTAACCACCAAGTAAATCATCCTCATCAGTTTCAATTGTAATGTTACATCTAATCATTTCACGTTTTGCCTCGGCACATGCCTGAGTCACAGCAAGTGTCTTACCGTTACCAGAAAGACCTGTGATAAAAACAGGATAGAATTTTTTAGATTTTACAATACTGTTTATGTCAGTATAGTTACCAAACTTAACAAAGTCAGTATCCTTTTGAGGAACTACATTGTCGGTCAATGAAGACACAATATAGGCAGCCTTTGTATCATTTGAAATTTTAGTATCAGTTGTATCAACTGTGGTTGTATCATTCATAGAGTCAACATTAAGAGTATAAACTCCTCTGCCAACTTTAAATTTGTCTGATTTTAACCAAGAAGGATTTGATATTACCTTCTTATCAACTAGAGCATTTATTTCTTGTCTAGTAACCGTGTCTTTTTTGTAAGTATCTTTTAATACTTTCAACACGGATTTTTGTTTTTTGTTTAACTCAATCATAATATAAGTCCTTTCATATTTAAGTTATACATATATGCTATCATTTTTTGGGGTAAAAGTCAAGCGAAAAAAACCCTGCATTTATGCGATCCTTTTGATAAAGTTTTGTAATAATACTCTGGAATTGATTCGTTTTTTCATTCCCGACATAAACATCTTTTTTAAAGTTCTCTTATCAGTTGAATCTGATTCGAATACTTGATTAGCAACTCTAGTGCCAGAGTTAACATAAAAGTAAACATCATAAGCAGTATTATAGTCAGCGATAAATTTGTCTTTAGTAAACATTTTTTTAGCCAACAACTCTTTATTGTAAGGCACTCTTAACTGATATTGTAATTCTCTATATTTTGAAACTAGATAGAAACCAATAGTTTGTAAATCATACTTCTTTTTTAAGTATCTTAACATAACACTAGTGAAATCTTTACGTTCCATATAATAACTACCTGCCATTTGATATTTGCCGTTTAGTTTAATATACAATTCACCACTACCATGTCTGTCCATACTGTTAGAGGCGCCGTCTGTTAAAGTAACAAGTGACAACTTATCAGTATTGTAATCTTTTTTGAATTTTTTGATAATATGATCCATACCGATTAACGACTCATTAAGTGGTGTTGAGGATAAATAATAATCATTTGAAATTGAAGGAACAGTTTGATCTTCATTCATTGGATCGTAACGTCTGGAAGTATAATAATCACCAAAGTACATTGCAGCTCTGTGTAATATAGTAGCACATCTCATATAATCAACTTTTGATTGTTTATGTGAAAACAATTGTACAAGTTTTGTAGAAGCGTCAGGTAATATTGTTTTACTATTAACAGTAAAACCAGACTCTGAATAATCATTTTTTGAATCTCTACAATTATTCATAAATGCATAAACTGAAAAAGGTATATTAATCTTTTTACAGAATAAAGTTAAGTTTAATAATTGTTCAACTGTAGGTAATATGTGTTTTTGCATAGAACCAGACCAATCAAGTAATAAAATCATACCGTGATTTTTTTGATTAGGTATAGTAGTTATCTTTTTAAATATATCTTCAGCAAACTTGTAAGTATGTAATTTAAGAGGATCAATAATACCTGTTTTATCTTGTGAAGCGCGAGCATATAACTTAGCATTTTTTTTCATCTCAAATTCTTTAACTAAAAAATTAACAACATTAGAAGACTCTTTCATAAATTTTTGAGTTCTAACTTTTGCCTTATTAATTTGTTGTTTATCATATTCTGTATTATTATATGAATTGTCGTATACCATAACATCTCTAATAAATTTAGAATAAGGAATAATTAATTTTTTAAGATTAACTTTTGGTAATTCAGCATAACATCTGTCATGGGCTTTATCATCTGTAATACCTTTAACCGATGTTTCATACATCTCAGCAGTAAGAGGTCTTAATTCACTTGGTGTATTATCAGTTGTGCCTGCACCACTACCACCAGTTTGTTTAGAGTCTTTTTTGTTTGCCTCATCATCTGATTCATCTGACTCTGATTTTTTTTCTAACCATTCATCTAATTTTTCATCTGAAGTTTTATTTGAGTCATTACTATCCATATCTGAATCTGATTGTTTATCACCCATTGATGATGATACATAAACTTTTTGTAATTCAGTTTTTTTCTTTAATTCATCTTTACAATAACCAAGTATTTCTTCTGATAGTTTTAAAACATCATCAAACGTTTTACATTTATCAACAGCGTCAACTAATATTTTTTCTTTTTTAGTAAATTTAAAATCAAGGTTTTTAGATGATTTATAGTATAAATTAATTTTATCAATTAATGAATAATCAGTTTGTATGTTTTTACCTTTAGTACCAAAGAAATTATCTTTGTACATTTTATCAAAACCTTTGATATAGTC